CGCAGCCGGCGTCCCCGCGAGCGGCTGGGCCGACGACAGGATGTGCGCGATCTCTCGGGTGGCGTCGCGCTTCGGGGCCGGCGGTGTCGCTGGCGCCCGCCGCTCGGGTGCGCCGGGCGTGACGCCGGCGATCTCGGCTGCGCGCGCGATCAGGGCGCGGCCCTCGAGCCCGGTCGCCGCCTCGATGGCGCTGATCGGTCCACCGCCCTCATTGCCGTCGAAGTCGATCCAGTCGCCCGCATGCGGCCCTCGCAGGGTGATGACGCAAGAGCCCGTGTTCCGCGGCGCATCGCCCCGGATGTTGGCGAGCCGCCATTCGTCGCCGGAGCGGCGACCGCGCGGGAAGAGATCGGGCACCCAGTGCGCAGCGGTCTCGCGCAGACGCACAACGATCAGGTCGAGATCGTAGCGCGGCGCCTCGGTGGCGGGCGGGAGGGCGTCGTTCAGATCAAGCAAGGATCACCAGCCCCCGCTCGGCCCGCGTGATCGCGGTGTAGAGCCAGCGGTTCCTGTCGGCCGCCGAGCGGCCGAAGCCATCATCGAAGACGATCACATTCTCCCATTGCGACCCCTGAGCCTTGTGACAGGTGATCGCGTAGCCCCAGCTGGTCTCGATCAGGCCGCGCCTTATCTGCCATTCGCGCCGCCCGCGCTCGGGGTCGTAGGCGATGTGGTCGGCATACTCGCCGCGCCAGAAGCTCTGCCGCCCGGCGATGGTCTCGCCGTCCTCCGTCTCGACCATGGCGCTGAAGGCGAAGGCGTCGTCGGGATCCTGGCGCACGTCGCTCAGCGTCAGGAACATGCCGTTGATCAGCCCGAGATCGTGACGGTTCCTGAGGCAGATGATCTTCTCGCCCCGGCCTGTCGGATAGTCGGCCTCGAAGCCGGCCGCGCACTTCATGGCGGTGTTCAGCCAGCGCCGTGTCGCGTTGGTGCCGCAGATCACCTGACCGCCGCGCAGCATCTGCGCCGGCCCGACATCAAAGCGCGACATCTTCCAGACATGCTCGTCATGCGCGCCCATCGGGATCGGCGCGCCCTGCCGCGCCAGTGTCGCAAGCCGCAGGATGGCGCTGTCCTCGGCCTGCCGATGCACCTCGGTCAGCATCACGTCGGGCTCGGCCTCGGTGAAGAAGCCGGCGCCCTTGACGGGCGGCAACTGCCCCGGATCGCCCAGCACGAGGATCGGCTTGCCGAAGGCCAGCAGATCGCGCCCCAGATCCTCGCCCACCATGGACACCTCGTCGAGGACGAGAAGGTCGGCATCACGCAGGATCGATTGCTCGTTGATCAGGAACTTTGGTTGATGGATGTCCTCGAGCCGCATCTCGAGCTGGGCGATGCGCGTCATGGCGAAGTCACGCTCGGCCGGCCCCATGCGCGGCAGGTCGCGCCGCAGCGCCGCAAGATCTTCGGTCACCCGCGCGATCTCTTCCGGGGTCGCCTCGGAGACGCGGTAGATCAGACTGTGGATGGTCTGTGCCGGCGTGCCCTTGCGCGTCATCACGAGCGCGGCCTTGCCGGTGAAGGCGCCGAAGAGCACGCCGCCCGGCGCGCCGGGGGTCATCGGCGCCAGCCCCAGCGCCTCGATCGCCTGCGCGGTGGTCGTGGTCTTGCCGGTGCCGGCATAGCCGAACACCCGAAACACCTGCTGCTCGTGGCGACGGGTCTCGTACCAGTCGCGGATGGCCGCGATGGCGCGGCTTTGCATTTCGGAAAGCGTTATGGTCATGACTGGGCCTCCCAGCAGCGTGCCGAGAACGGGCAGAACCGGCAGAGATAGAAGTCGGGGCTTGTTGCGATCCGCGGCAACAGATCTCCCGTTTCCGCAGCGCGCAGCACGGCCACCGCCTTGTCGGAAAGCTCCTGCGCGGTCGCCGGATCGAAGGGGACGTGCTCGTGGTAGAGTTCGCAGCTGTCCTTGTTCAGCGCGGTGAAGAGCGCCGATCCGAGGCCCATATAGGCCATGTAGATCTGCATCTGCCCGAAATAGACGGGCTTGGAGAGCCGGACGCCCTTCTTGACCGTGTCCGACCACGACGATGCCTTCAATGCCTTGTGCTCCCAGAGCACCGGCCAGGCGAGGCCCACCTCCGGGCCGTCGACGATGACGCCGTCGACATGGCCCCGGATCCTTCCTCCGGCGGTCTCGAAGCCGAACTGGCCGCCCTCGCGGGTCTGGGTCCGCAGGTCGAACCCGGCCAGCCGTAGCCAGCGAATGGAGAGATCCTCAAAGACATGGCCTGCGGCGAAGATGCGCAGGCTCCGCCCCTCGAGTTCCTTGCCGGGATCGGGCGGTGTGTGGGTCACCTCGTAGACGAGGCGACGCGCGCAGGGCTCACCGATCCGGCTGGCACCGAGATAGTCGCGGGGCCGTTGCCCATCGCGGTCGGCCACGAGCGCGTCATCGAGCAGCGTGTTGATCCGGGCCCCGAGCAGCGGCGGGGCATCCGCGGCGCGGCCATAGACGCAGCCCGAGCGGTGGTTGAGATCGACCAGCATCCGCGCCCCTCTCAAAATGGAGTTTCGCCGGCGTCGGACTGGCGCTGCATGGACGCCTGGAATCCGTCGACGCAGGCCTCGATCAGGCGGTCGATGTCCTCGGCCGGACGGTCGAAGAAGGGCTCCATCAGCCCCATCTCCGTCAGCGCCTCGGCCAGTTCGCGGCGCGCCTCGCGGATCGCGCGGGTTTCCATGTCGGTCTTGTCGATCATGCCGTGGTTCCTTCTTGCATTGGCCGAGCCCGCCGTAAGGCAGGCCATGGAACAGAAGCGGTGGTACGGATGGCGGTCCCGGCGCAGGCCATGGCAGTAGCCAAAGCCCCGGGCCTCCCGGCCGCAGAGCGCGCAGGGCACTCGGCTGCCGAGTTCGGCGCGGGTCACCCCATCAGAAGCAGGTCGAGCGCGTTCCGCTCCTCCTCGTCCGGCGCGGCGGTTCGGCGCTCGGAAGCCAGCACGATGAAGCGGCTGATGGCGTTCACCGCCATGCATTCCAAATCGCGCCGGGTCAGGGAGGCGATGGGGCGGTCGAGCCGCCCCCGCGCCTCGAGCCAGCGCCCCATCGCAAGGGCCGCCTCCGTGGTGACATGCGCCTGCCATTCGTCCGGGCTCACGGGTTGAGCCAGGCCGGGCCGCCGGCTGTCTTCGGCGCGGCGGGCTCGGCAGCGGGTTGGGCGGCGGGCTGGACACTTTGCGACGCCCATGCGGGCGCGGCCGGCGCGCCGGCGACCTGGGACTGACCCCATGCCGGGGTTGCGGGCTGTGCGGGCGCGGCGGCCGACCGGGTCCTGTTCGAGGGCTGCGCGGGAACCGGTTCGCCGGCCATCACCTTCTGCCATTCCGGCGCGGTGGGCAGCACGACATGGTCGATCTTGTTGGCGTCCTTGTAGGCGGGATTGCGGTTCGGCTCGATCTGGATCTTCGCGACGAAGGTGATCCCGTCGAGATCGGCGAGCCCGCGCAGCACGCGCTTGGCCTTCGCCGCCTCGCTCATGTCCTCGGGGTTCAGCCCAAGCGCGCTGTCGATCATGGCCCGGAACTGGCTCTTGGAGATTTTCCAGCCGATCGACTGGCCCTGCTCGTCGAGCTTGCCGCCCTGCACGGTGAAGTTCTGCCAGAACTTGCGCCGGGCATACGGCCCCTCGACCACGGTGAACTCGGCATCGAGCATCAGCACGTCGCTGCCCGGTTGGTTGGAGGGCTTCAGCAGCCCGCGGTCCACCTCGCTCGCCCCGTCCCGACCGCCCTTGCGGATGGTCATGGTCACCTTGGCAAAGGTGCCGTCGGGGATCAGGTCGCCGGACTGCTGCGGCGCCACGTCGTTCATGTCGAAGGTCATCTCGTTCATCCTTTCGCTGTGTGGTTGATCTTGGAGAGGAGCGCGCCGAGATCGGCGGGCTCGGTCAGGTCGAGGCGCCCGGAGCGGTCCTTCGCGGGCAGGCCCCAGGGATTGCCGGAACGGCAGACAAGGCGGCGCGTCTCGCCCTTCTCGGGATCGTGCCGCCAAGCGGTAGCGCCATCGGGGCCGGTCTCGGGGCTGAAGAGGCCGAGAGTCATCACCTGGTCGACGATGCCGGGCAGCTCGCGCGCGGCCTTGCCGCCCTCCATCTGCGGCTGCCAGATGGTCCGGTTCATATCGTCGGTGATGCGCTCGAGGATGCCGACGAAGATCACGGTTCGGCCGGGCGCATGCTGAAAGTGCTTCAGAAGCCCGATCACCTCGCGGGCGAGCAGCCCGTAGGCGCCGCGGGTGTCCGGTTTGCCGGTCCGCTCCGATATCGCCTCGGGCCGGGTCTTTGCCCAGGCCATCGCCTGGCGCGTGAGGTCGGTGATGCTGTCGACGAACACGATGCGCTTGGTGTCGAGTCGCGCGGCGAGCTCCGGGTGGAGGTTCCTCAGATGCGCGTGGTGCGCTTCCGAGAAATGCTCGTCGGGCTGGGCCGCCGGGTTCGCCCCGCCGATCAGGCAGGCGACGTCCACGGCGTCGGCGAAGCGGCGGATCGGCAGGCTGTCGCCGCGCCAGTCCTGCACCGACTTGAGCCCGGCCTCGAGATCGAGGCAGACGGTCTCCTCGGCCGGCAGCGTTTTCAGCAGCGTGGTCTTGCCCGCGCCGCTCGGGCCGAACAGCGCCACGGTGGTCTTGCCCTGCGCCTCGCGCAACCGTTCGTCGGCGGTGACGATCCGGAGGCTCATGCCGCGCCTCCCTGCGGCAGTAGCTCCACCTTCAGCGCGCCGGTGCGCACGGTCCGGGCGGGCTCGAAGCCCTGACGGATCGCCTCGGGCCAGGCGGCGTATTTGCGCTCGGGCACCTTGTAGGTGACGTCGACATACTGGCTGGGGTTGTCGCCGGCGGCGCGAATGCGCTCGACCATGGCGGCGAGCTGGGCCTGGTCCCAAACGACGCGTTTCGGCAGGTCCGCGACCACGGTGAAATCGCCATCGTCAAAGCGAACGGTGCCGGTGTCCTTGCCCCGCGCCCGGCGCTCTTCCTCGGCGCGGGTCGCGTAGCGAATGGTCAGCGCGCCATCCAGGCGGGCCTTCGCAGCTTTCGCCTGCTTCACGCGCTCGTCCACCTCGCGCTGCAGGATGGCGAGAAGGTCGACGGGAAGCTGGGCGATCTCGGCCGCGTCGAGACCAACGAGATCATCGGGTGTGGGGGCATTGTCGGGGTAAGGCATGAACGGGTCTCCATGATTGGCGAACTGATCGAAAAAGCGGCGCATCAGGCGGCCTCCGGCTCTGCGAGCAGCCGGTCGAGCGGCATGGGCGTCGCCTGCGGCCTCGGCCGGGCGATGGCGAGATAGGCGAAGCGGTCCGGGCCGAGGCGCTGCTGTACGAGATGCACGAGCCCCGCCTCGAAGGCGCGGAAAGCGGCGGAGGCGAGCCCTGTCAGCCGCCGGCGGTCCTTGTCGGGCAAGGTGGACATGCCCGCCATCGTGTCGATCCCGAGAAAGCCCCTGTGGTATTCCAGCCAATCACCTGGCGCGGCCTGACCGATCCAGGCGCAGAACTCGACATCCGTAAGCGGACGCACGGCGCGCATCACGGGCGTGAAGGCAGCATGAGGCATGACGTCCGTTCCCATGTCCCGCCTCTACTCATCGGTTCCGGAAAGCGTCCCGGCCGGGTCCGGGGCATCGGCGTAGATCGCGACAAGGGGCGTTCCGTCCTGATGGGCGCCGGCCTTTTCGATGCGATAGGTGCGGTGGCTCTTCAGGACCTCTGGCAACTCCCAGCGGCGGAAGAGCCCCGGAATGCGGACCAGTTCGCCTGTCGAAGCCGGATCGTGTATCTTCATCGGGTCATCCCTGGTGGCGGCCCGAGACGGTTCCGGGCCATTCGATCGAGAAAAGCCACCCAGGCCTGCGAAACGGGACATCGCCTCAGACGAATTCATCGAAGGCCTCCCGCAGACGCCGTTTGGCGCGCTGATAGCGCTTGCGCGCGGCGGCCTCGGACAGACCAAGCGTTCCGGCCACCTCGCGCTGGGTGAAACCCTCGACCGCTACCCGCAGGACGAGATCGGCGTCGCGACCGACGAGCCGTCCGAGATCTCGGCGCAGGAAGATGGCTGCGGCACCTGGAGTCGACGCGGCCAATTCCTCCGCCTCGACGTTGGCGGCGACCAGCGCCCGGGCGGCCTCGCGGCAATGCGCGCGCAGGGCGTCGCGCTCGACATTGCGCAAGACCGTCGCCGCGATCCGGCTGACCCGATCGAGATCGAGTCCACGCAGGGTCTCGGTGGCGCGCGCGAGGACTTCGGAGGATACCTCGTCGGGGCGACCGGACTTGCGCCACGAGAGCCGCCGACGCACCGCGTCGAGCCCCGGCCAGAGCGCAAGCAGCGCGAGCGTCACCGCGCCGTCGGAAGTGAGGTCATCGCCTTGCGCCGCGGCCACCAGGGCCCAGAGGATGCGGTTTTTCCGCTCGGCGCAGCCCGCGCGCGCGTGCAGCATGTCGAGAAGCGCCGCCGGGTCGGTAAAGCGCCCGAGCGCGGGATCGCGGTGCCGCAGGGTCTCGAAAGATTTCTGGAAACTCAGGGTATTGGTCGTCATCACGAGGCTGTCGTGGATCTCGTGCCATTCGAAGGACATCGGACGTCTGCCTTTCGGCCAGGCGTCGGGCGCCTTCTCGTGGCCAGGTCAGGACGTCGCGCGTCTCTTCGATTGCGGGGATGAGAGGGGGCGCCCGCGTCAGAGCGCGGGCGACGGCGCCTTGTTCAGCGTGCCACAGCCACGGCAGGTGGCGACGGCGGGCAGGCTCACGAAATATTCGTGGCCCCGGGCAAAGCGCAGGTGCAGCTGGCCGCCCCGGCGGATGCCGAGCAGCTTGTCGCAGCGCGTGCAGCGCCATTCAGTGTGGGAGTGATCGGGATTGCCGGCCGCGCGGCGCGCCTGGCCGGTCGGGTGCGCGTGTCCGCGCTGAAAGTGGGGAGTCGGCATGGAAATGCTCCTCTTGCTGAGTGAGCACTCCTCATGAACGTCAGAATCGGAGTTTGTCAGAACCCCGAACAGGAGCCGGATCGGAGTTGGCCGTCAGAGAGCGATCTCCCACTTCCCCTTGCCAACGCTCCGAACAAAGCCGGCCTTGAGCTTGTTCCACAAAGGCGCGCCAAAGATATTCGAGAGGGATTGGCCTTCGATGCCTTTGACCAGATCTTCTGTCTTGATTGGCGCCGGTCCGTTGTTGTGCGCATCAACAAGACGTTGGATGACCAGCAGTCGATGATTTCCAATGATGTCGATCGAACCCTTGCCAGGAACAAATAGCGTTCCCGAGTTCTCGCCAGTCGTTTCCAGCCGAACGGATTGCCCGCCTTGGGCCAGAACGCGATCACGGCGCAAGACTGCCCGCAGCTTGTCGGCGATCAGATTGATCTCGGTGGCGTGGCCATCGATGTGTTCGGCCAGTGGTGTGAGTACATTAGCCCCAATGCACGGACCGGGCGCGTTGCCGGCCTGCAGAACCAACCCGATGCCGAGATGGCTCCGGCTACGAAGCTGGGTATCGACCGCCGAGCGAACCTTTTCCTGGTCCAGCGAGCGCGCGAGATATACCGGCGCTTCACCGCCGTCGGTCGCCAAAGTTCCGAGATACCAAAGGTGGCGCGACAGTTCCTCGGCGGCCGGGGTATCGAGCACCTCCACGAGCCGCGCGCGGAGGTGTTCTGCGACCCAACCGTCACGCACCCGGTAGATTCTGTAACGTTCGGGGTTGCCGCCCGGAGCCGCCTGTCCTTCGCTCACCTTGAGGTCCACCTTTCCAGGGGTCGCGACGACCTCGGCGGTGGCCGGACCGACTTCGTCCTCGTCGTCGATCAGGTCATCGCCTTCCCATCCAGCCGGAACGAGAAAGCCGAGTTCGGTCAGAAGCGTCGCATCGACATTGCGGTCGAGGAGCCACGCGCCGCTGACCCTGTCGAAGCCCATGTCCCACAGAGCCAGCAAGGCCGGAATTGCGGCCATTGTCTCGGCAGGTGTCGGCGCGCGACCTTCGCGCAGGATGCCCCAATGGCGCAGCAGACGGTGCCCAAGAACCCTTTCAAAAGGATCGTCGACGCTGAGCAGACTGGTCGTGTTCCGGTCCGTAAGCGTGAAATCGAGCGTCTGAGGCTCTGTTCTCCCCGGGCGGCGGTACCGCACCGCGATCTCGATGAAACGTATCGCCACCGCCCGACCGAATATCCGCGACAACCCCGGTTGAGTTTCGATGATCTCGGAAATGTCCTGGTCAATCGTCGTGGAAAGCGACAAGCGATTTGCGAGATTGCCGATGCTGATATCGGCGCGAATGACCCGAGCGCGGAGAACGACCGCATCGTCCATTTCCGGCAGATCGAGTTCGAAGCCGTTGCGGAACCGGGAGATGTCGTAGGCCTGAAAATCGACGGGCTGGTTGGAGTAGTTCTGGGACAGCGCCGTCTCGATGAAGCGTTCGGCAATAAGGTGGCGCAGCTTCCTGTTTCCCGCGCGCACATGGACGCGCCCAGTCGACGGCGTGTAGACGATCATCGCCTCACCGGGCGGCCGGAAATAGAGCTTCGAACGGTTGCCCTCCTCGTCGATTTCCCTAACGCTGGCCGGGCGATCGGGATGATAGAGCAGAAACATCTCGGCCGCGGGCTCGTCGCCCTCTTCGGGAAGCTCATACTTTTCGATATTGTAGCCGTCGCCCCGATCGAGGGCTTCCTTGATCTCGTCCAGCAGACCTTGAAGCCGCGCGTCATCGGGTTCCGGAGCCCCGTCGAGCGAAGGCTCGGCCATGAAGGTCTGGTAATGCTTGTCGTAGCGCCGGTAGAGCCGCAAATGCAGACTGTTTTCGGCCGCTTCGAACAGCGCCAGTTCATTCGTATAGGCCCAGAGACTTCGCGCCAGCGCGTCCCGCTGGTTCAGGAGTCTCCTGGCGCGTTCCGGTTCAAGCTTCGACTCGGCAAGTCCTTCGAGCACGAAATCTCCCCGGTCGCTGGCGATCATCACTACGCGCGCCGCCTCATCCTCCAGCGGCCGTAACCGCTCCATGTTCTCGCTGTTCAGCATTTCGCGGGCGGTCGAGGGACCGTCCGTGTCCTCCGAACCAAATCTGTATTTCGCGAGCCAGTTGAGCCTGTCGAAGGCCCTGCTCTCAAGAAACGAGGCCAGGAGCGCGGGTTCTGCCTCCGCAAACAGGCGAGAGAGATTCGGGCAGGTCTTGGTCGGGGTTCGTACCATTCAAGTCTCCGGGAAGTGGAAATAGCGACCATGCGAACGCGCAAGAACTCGCCCGCAAAACGCGGGGGTCGCTCGCATTGTCCTCAGATCATTGTCGCGATCGTTCAAATTGTGCACGGAGCCGCGCCCAGACGAGGCGTGGGGGGCAAGCGTGACGATAGCCTGACAATCTGATCGTTCCGGGTAATCGGCGCGGGGCATGAACTC